GTGTGTCCTTAAATCCGGCCCCGCCATATGCGGAAATGGGCAATCGCGGGATCGTTCAGAAACCGCCGCTGGTGGTCTGGTGAGCCAACGAACTCGCTCATCAGGATTCGGTTGTCGTTCAGGTACTTCTCAACCAGCACGTTGGGCACAGACGCGGCCAGCTTCATGTCGCTGGAGCCGTGGAATCCTTCGTTGTGCATCGCCTTTGCGTGATCTGCGTAGGGCGTGCAGTCTTGAACGCTGCCGGTGATGAGTTCGCCGCCTTCAAGAGCAATCACGGTGCTCATGTCACCGATTCGTGAAACTTGCTTCACGAGTTGTCCAGTGAGCTAACTTGCAGCACGCCAGCCGATGTCGTTTGGATCGCCGCAACGGTGTCGTTGCCAAGCGTATGGAGAATCTTTGACTCCCCAGGCTGAATCATGAAATCAGTGTTGACCGCCGTTGCCGCTGTCTTGCCTAGGCGAATATGCGCTGCGGCAGTACACGAAACGACGATGTAAGTCGGGAGAACGCCCGCGCCGTTGTTGGCGATGGTCGCGCTTGCCGATGTGCCGCTGGTGGCGATGCGAATCCCGGTGGTCGAGATTGCGAGCGTGCCGCCGCTGAATGTTTGTGCCATGTTTTCCCCAGCGCCGTCGCGGCGTTAAGAGACGAAAAAAAGCCCACCGAAGTGGGCATCAAGGAGCGTTGTGAATCAGGCCGGAGCCAGCGTCACCGTGACGCAACCGATGGCCGATGTGGCCGTGCCGGTGTAGTCAATAGCTAGGCGATCACCCGCAGCCAGCAGCGGCTCAGCAAGCACCGTATTAGCCAGCGTGAGAATCTGGTTGGTTGTCACGGTGCCGACGAGGTTGAACGTGCCGGAATGAAGCACGGTGCCAGATGTCAGCGCAGTGCCCGAAGGAACCTTGCGAATCTGAGCCGTACATGCGCCACCAGTGCCCGCAACGTCAGTGACGCCGCGAATGCCTTTGACGACATAAGCACGATCAGCAACGAAGAACGAGGCATCAGCAGCCGGGACGTTGTAGTTGATGGAAGCGGTGATCCAGCCAGCGTTCGCGGTCGGGTTCCGCGTACTGTCTTGGTCGCCCACCATTTCAAGGGAGCCATCGGCCCCCTGACGAATGTCAACAGACATGTGTGTTTCTCCAAATAGAAACGGCACCCGAAGGTGCCGTGATGTGATGTGTGTTCAGTCAGCGGGCGTGAGTCAAGCCCTTGCGGATGTTGGCAATGGTTGTCTTGCCGACACCGTACAACTTCCCCAATCCTCGCGTGCCGGGTGGCGTGCTGCGGATGTGGTCTATCGCTTCCTGCGTGAGCGGCTTGTTCTTGAACTTCTCAGGCTGGCTTACCTTGACGCCATTGCGAGTGCGAATCCGCTTGATGGTGCAAACGTCAACCCCAAACCGTTCGGCCAATTCCTTGGTGCGGCCTTTGGTTGAACAGATCAGATCAATGTCTTCCTGCGTTTCAATCTTTGAGCGCCAATGTTCAACGCCTGACGGAGTGCCAGAAACCTTGCGGCCCTTCTGGATCATGTCCCGCACGTTGTCCGCCTGAGTCCCAAGCAGCAAATGATGCGGGTTCACGCACGCTGGGTTGTCGCACTTGTGCATGACAACCGTCCCGTGCGCCGCATCACTTAGTGGTATCGGCCCACGGTACAAAAGCCATGCAACACGGTGAGCCAACATCGCTCGCTCATGCTCCGTGTGTCTTACCCCATCAATCACAACGCCAGCAATACGCCCATAGCCTTTGGCGTTCTTTGGGCCTTGCCAATTCCAACACCCTGTTGCGGTGTCAACCTGAAATCTTGTTGCAAACCGCTCCTGAACACTTCCAACTCTTGAAGCCCGCATGATGCACTCCGGCGTTAACCAGAGTGCATTATAGCAGGATCAATTAGTTTACATCGTAGATCGCGCCGTGGGCTTTCGGTGCGCGGCACTCAAGCGTGTATTCCACGATGAGTTGCATTTGCTCCGAGTCGCCCAGCTTCGCCAGTTCGACCGTCATGAACGGACGCAGATAGGCGATTGCCAGCTTGCCGCTTTCCAGCACGAACACGTCACGGGTCGCCATGAAGCGGTTCGGGACGCACTGCAAGGTGCCGAAGTCGGACACATAGAAGTCAACCGAGCTATACAGCTTGGCGTCTTCGGACTTGTCCATGCGGGTCGCGTTGCCTGTGAAGCCAGAGAAGGTCTGCTTCAGGGCAGGCGGCAGCATGATCGTGTCAGGCTCGCCACCAGCGGTGTAAACCTTCTGGAGAACGTCCTTCACTTGCGACTCGGTGAACGAACGCAGCGTGCCTTGCGTGTAGCCGGTGTTGCCGGTGTACGACGCCAGCGTGCCGGCGTTCTGGTTCACGTTGTCAACAACCCAGCCACGAAGGCCACGCGACTGACGCGGAGCCGTTGCCAGCACGTCCGATTGCGTCAAGCCTGCTTCCATGTCGCGCTTGACTTCCAAGGAAATCAGCGACATTTGGTAGGCCATCTCGTTCTTGCGGCCAGCCGAGTTCATGGCTTGCTGCGTACCCGAGACAATTGCGGTCTTCGAACTGATCTGCGTGCGGTTCGTCAGACGCACGGTCGGGGTGACCGTCTTGCCGACAGGCACAGTGGTACCGGCACCGGCAACGTCACCTTCAACCTGTGCGTTGAATGGAGACGTGGCGACAGCGGCCAGGTCTTGCACTTGCCACTCGTGCAGGGTGTTGGTGGCCTTGGCTTTGGCCGACATGTTCAGAACCGGCGTTTGCGTCGGGCTGATGCGGTAGATGACCAGATTGTTATCGGCAAGCTCTTTATCTTGCCTTCTACGGATTTCGCCGCAGCTCAGACTACATCATCGCTTTCGCGTTGGGCGCTCGTGGGCACATTACCGATTTCTCTCGGTGCCTAGTCGTTGAACCTTCCACACCCCTGGGCCTTTCGGCTTACATGTGCGGCTTGGCTGCTGATTGCCTAATCCAAGAACTTTTCAAGCATTCGCGCTCACCCTTGCGGGTCACGCTGTAGCGTTCTTGGCTCTAAAGGTATTCCAGCAATTCACCCAATTTTCATTTGATGCTCGGCTCGATGGCACTTCGGGCACATCACACTGCTGTTGTTCGGGTCGTACCTTGCATCTGGGTACTTTGCGAACGACTTGATGTGATGCACATGAAGCGTGATCTTCACCCCGCAGCACTCACACACTTGGCCGTTATCAACGCCGCATTTCTCGCACTTGAAGCCAGCCCGAGCAAGTGACTGTTGTTTCCAGTCTCTCGCTTGCCAACTTCCCCGCGCTCTGCGGTTGATCTCGGTCAACCCACCTTTCCAGTTCGGGTTCTTCTCGCCGTAGGCCACTCGCGCAATCAGAGACTTCCTGATGTTTTGCTTGTGTTCTTCTGAGAAGACCCGACCCGGCTTGAGTCGGTGGTTTGTGTGTTCCTTCAGTTCTATGCCGTGTTCCTTAATCCGCTTGAACACGACCGTCTCGCCTACACCGAAATGCGCCGCGATCTCTCGCATTGATTTCGTTTGGTACAGGCTTTCGAGTACGTCCTTTGGTGGATCGAAGGAGCGTCGTTTTGCGACCGCTATGCCGTACTCGTGGAGTTTGCGTCGGACGATCTCCGCGCAGACTCCGTACTTTTCGCCAATGGCTTGGCAAGAATAAAACTGATATTGCTCTTGAAGCTCTTGCTTCGTGGGGTTGAATTTGCTTGCCATCTTGTCCCGCCGAACATCAACGGGACTATTTTAGCAACTTTACCAGTATGTTGCTAAGTCAATCCGTGAGGTCTTCACGATTACCGATGTTGCCGCTGTTAGCGGTGGTCAGAAATGTTCCAGTTGGTGCGGTCATGGCACGTCCTTTCAGCGCCTCTCGGCGTTAGAAATCAGAGGAGTGAAGCGAACACGGCGGCTGCGTCTTCTGCGCGGCCCGACTTGCTCAACTTCTGGAATGCGGTAGATCGCTTGTCGAGTGCCTGGCTTTCACCAACACCTGGGCGCTCTACTCGCGTTGGAAGGGTTGACACCTTCTTCGCCGCTGCCGATGCCTTGGACATCATTTGGTCGTACAGCATGGCTTTGCGGGCGATGACTACCGCTCGAGAGTCGGCAAGGTTGCCCACCGTCTCGTCGTCGTAGCCTTCGTTCAGAAGGAAATCGCGCAGAGCGGCTTTTTCGGTCTTGGCTTTCGCTTCGTCCTTCCATGCTGGAATCTTGGCGAGAAGCTGCTCTCGCTGATCCTGCAAATGGATGGCTTGGCGTTGCTGTGCCTCTTGCTGCTCTACTTGTTGAACGCGCTGCTGCTCGCCGTAGATGTGATTCAGTCGCGCTTGTTGCTCGGTGGCAATGCGTTGCTGCTTCAAATACTCGACGGGATCGCTTTCCAGCAATGCTTGCCAGTCGGTTGACTGCTGCTGTTGCAGCAGGGCTTCCGTCTGGATTTGCAGGCGCTGGAGGTTCTGCGCGTAGGTTTGGCGCTCTTGCTGCGCCTTGTGGGTTTCCGCTTCTGCTGCCTTCCGCATTTCTGCGGCGGCTTGCGTCTTGCGGGTTGCGTCGCTTTGCCGCGAATAGCCGTTCTTCAGTTCGGAGAGCGGAACCTCAACATCCTTGCCGTCGATCTTGACGGTGAATGTGGGCTCGTCTTCGTCAACCGTTTCCTCGGCGTCGGCGTCTGCTTTGGGCTCTTCAGCTTCGGCAGTTTCTTCAACCGGCTCGGGCTTGCGCTCGATCTCGGCTTCTGGTTGGCCCATGTTCAAGAACAGGGCCGCTGCTGACTCAGTGGTCAGTGGTGAGGATTCCGGCAATGCCGAATTGTCCTGGCTCATTTCCATCTCCCGCGGGGCGCTTCTCAGCGATGCCGCATCAGCTACAGACAACAAAAAACCGCCCTCAGGCGGCTCGTAGGCGGTTGTCTAACGCCTAAAACTCGTATCGCTGGCTGTACTGCGTGACGTAGCCCGCGTTCCCCATTTCGACTGGTATCGAGTACCAGACATCGATCTTTGACGCCTCTGGGGCTGGATGCGTGGCCTTGGCGATGTAGTCATGGCCGCTGCTGTTGGCAACCGCGATCAGCTTGGCTGTGAAATCAGCCCAACTCAGGCCACCCACTCCCGCGCTCGCTCCAACAGCGTCTGCTTGTGGCGCACTTCCAGTTCCGCGAGCTTGCCCGTCTCCATTGTCGAAACAAGGTGCGATTTCACCTTCGCCAACAAGGACAGGTACTGGTGGATTCGCTCGCGGCCTTCCTGGTCTCTTTGGGGTGACTGTTTCCATGCGTCGATCAATTCCTTTTCGATGGCTTCAAACGCTTCGTGGAACTGCTCGTTGTCGAGCACTTCGCGGGCGCGTGAGCCGTTGTGCAGTTGTTGGTTGATGTCCACTAGTTCGCCAGTAAAAGCATCTCGATTTCTTCTTCGTCGCGCATGTCTTCGAACATGGCAATGAGCTTGTCCCAGTGCTCGGACTTGTAAGCCGTGACGTACTGCTGAATCTGCCCGGTTGCCTTGGCATATGCCCTGACAGCGGGCAGGCTGATCTCGGCCTGGACGGGTTCTTCAATCTCTACCGGCTCGATCTCTGCCGGCTGTTCGACTTCCTGCTTCTCGTCGGGTTCGTTGAAGGCGTCAAACGCAGATCCGTACACATAAAGATTTGCGCCACGCCTGACGATGTAGCGCTTCTTCTTCCCACCCCCGTAGCCACCGCCCGACGCCTTGGGCGCGACTGCTTCGCCACCGGCCCCGTCGATCAGGCCCAGAGAGAGAAGGTGAATCCACATTTAGATCGTCGTCGAGACTTCTTCCCAAGTGAACCCGAACACCAGTGACGACGCAGCAGAAGCGGCGCTGGTGTACGTCGCGGCAAAACCGCCAGGAGGGATCACAACGGAGCCGTTGAAGTCGTACTGATTGCCGCTCACGATGCCGGTTGTGATCGCACCAGTCACCAGCGTGTCGATCAAGATGATTCGAGTCGGAGCCACAGGCAAAGTCACCGCCGAACCCAGCAAGCCAGAGCCAGCCGGGTTGCCGACGAAGTTGGAGCCAACGACAGCGGGGGTTGTTTGGGTGACGTTCGTCACTGCGCTGTAGCCCGTCTGGATCGCCAGCGACAAAGCCGCTGTCTGGGCGACGATGGAGCCGTACTTGACGCGCATCAGAACAAGGTTCTTTCCTGAGCCGAGCGGGTTCGCCAAACACAAGCCAGTGTGCGTGGTTGCAAAGCCCGCCGAAGTCGTCACGCCGCCGATGTTGCCGCCTGAGTAAACCAGACCGCGCACAGTCGCTTCGTACAGATCAGCGTGGAGGTTCTGAACAACGACTTCGCCTGTCGGGCCGTAGCGCATGTTGACCGGCAGCGAGCCAGTGGTTGCCGCTGCGTTACCGCCGACGATTGCTTGGATGGGAAGTGCCATGTTGAGCCTTTAAATGAATGCGTAGTTGACAACCATTGACGGAGACGTGAGAGCGGTTGTGTCAGCCGAAGCAATCGCGCCAGAGACGGTAAAAGCAATACCTGCCGACATGAACAAGCCGCCTTCAGGAAGCCGCACGATCACCGAGCCGCCGATGCTTGCGGGGATCGGGTAGGTTTGCACCGATGCCGTGGCCGTTGTGGCTGTGCCGTTGTTCTGCAAGTGCAGATAGCCCGCATTTGCCGAGCCGTTGACGATGTTCAGCATCGTGAGCCGTCCTGCTGTGGCCTTGACTTGAACGACTGCCGCCGCTGTCGCGGTGATGATGCTTTGCCCGATGGTTTGGTTGTTCGTCGCTGCCAAAGCGACAGGAGACACGAACAGCGGGTTCGTTGACGACTGAACCGCTGAGCCGATGTTGATGAGAGCGGTGCCGAGTTGCGCTGTCGTTGCTGAAGTCGCCGCCCCGTTGATCTGCCCGATGTTGACGGGCGTGTTCGCTTGATACAGCACCGGCATCGGCGTCTGTCGCAGAGTGAAGTACGCAAAGCCCAGCGTTGAGACCGTCAGTTTGATGAATCGGGTAAAGCATGGAACGATGTAATTCGTCGATGCTGCCGCTGTCGTGACGGGAGCGCCCAGCACCAGCGGATAGCAGGAAATCGCGCCAAACGTCGCTGCTGTGTCGTTGCTGCCCGTCACTGACGCTGCCATCGTGCCCATCGTCAGGGACAGCGTTTGATAGCCCTGCGTGTCGATCAGAAACTGCTGGCCGACTGTCGAAGCAACGATGCGCTGAACCACAGGGCTGTCAGACGGAACAACAGCCCCGGTGATGTCGCGTCGCTCGATGTTGTCCTGTCGCGTCGTGAGCGACAGATCACCAGCAATCACCGCTTCCATGAGCGGAATGCCAACGTAATCGCCCGCCGTGCCGATCTGCGTCGTCGGCGTCAGGCCCGTTCCGTTGCTGGAAGGCAGCAGCCCGTAAGCCGTGTTCAGGTTGAACGTCGTTGTCGTTGCTGAACCGATGTTCGTGGCAATGACGTTGCAGTAATTCCCATTGATCGGGAAAGAAGCCGACAGCCCCTTGTTGCGCTCGACGATGTAGACGATGTCAGGAACAGCGCGAGTCCCTGCAATGTCGATGTACTGCCTGACGACCAGTTGAATCGGCTGATCCGAAGTCAGCAGCAGGGAGATGCTGGGCTGATCCTGCGGCGTCTCAATCGTGCCAGTGAACGTCGCGCCTGCCGCGAGTTGTGCGCTGCTGCTGTTGGCCGTGCTGAGTGGATAGACGTAGCTGCTAACCTTGGCCGGCAAGGGGTTGGTGGCGCTTGCATCGACGTATGCGCCATCGACGCCCCATCCGAGTTTGGAGCGCGGGTACTTGACGCCAGCTATCTCGTCAGCGGCGAAGGTGTCACCACCTGTCCCGACGTTCGCAACGAAGTTGTCAGCCATCAGGCGATCCCTTGGGCGCGGCCATTACTGTCACGCACGATCTGTTTCGGACGGGCCAATGCTTCAGCCAGCATGGCGAGACTCTGCGCTGTCTGACCCTGCATCTCTGCGAGCTTGTCGAGTGGGTTCACAGCAGTCATGGCGAATGTGTCGTTCACTTGGGCCATCACGTCGTCACCCGACTGCTCAGTGCCGATCATGGCGATCCGCAGCTTCACGCGGGCATCCAGTTCGGCCTTCCAGCGCTCAAACTCCAACCGAGCGGCTTCCATCTGCGCTTTGGCCTGCGACTCTTGCTGCTTCACTGCGGCGTCGAGTTGTGCGCGGAGTTGCTCGCGTTCGGCGTCTCGCTCGTCGTTTGCCTGTTGAACCTGAAGGGCTGCGGCCTGCTCTGCTTGCTTGGCCTGCGCTTCCATCTGAATGCGCTGCATGTCCAATTGCGTTTGAGCTTGGAACTTCTGCGCGTCGGCCTGCAAGTCCATTTGCTTCATCTGCATTGCCGACTGAGCCTTGATCTGCTCGGGATCAGGTGCAGGCTGCTGCGGCGGTGCTTTGGAAGGATCAGTCAGGAACTTGTCAGGTGACTTGAATCCCATTGCCTTGATAAGTTCTGCGCCTGATTGGTAAATGTTCTCGGGAGTCGCCACGCCGATTTGCAAGCCTTCTTTCTGCAAGGAGAGAAGGTTCGACAAGTGCGCCACTTGCTGATCCTTTGAGCCAGTTCCGAGTCCGACATTGATACATGCGTCAAAGCCGTTGCGCCACTCTCGCGGGCTCATGCTCACCCACTCGCCACGCAGGCGAATGACTTGTTCCTTGTCGCTGTACTGCGCCGACAGCTTCAACATGAGCCTGAACAGTTGCCGGAACCCTTCAGCGAAGTTCCGAGCGATCAAGTCCAACCGCATGTCGGCTTTGTTTGTGACGATGTTCGTCTTCGTCGCCGTCTCTGAACCGTACAGGCTTGATGGGTCGTTGCCTTGAGAAACACGACTCCAGCCCGTCGAGTCTTCAAGGAAGCCCTTCATGTACTCCATGAG